TGGTTCAATGCTAGCACTGCACCCGCATAAGATGCTACTATTAGCGTTAGGAGCAATAGCCAACAAATGCATATTTCTAACACCATAACCCACTCCATCAGGACACTCGCCACGCTCCACAGCGAGTGCGTAGGTGGCTTCTGTAGACTGGTCTTTGATGTCTTTGAACAGTTTGTAGTTTTCACTTGCGGCTTGCCATGATTCCCACGCTATGCCTTTGCTTTGGAGGTAGCCGTGGAACCCCATTGCTCCAAGGCCGACTGAGCGTTCTCTGTAAGCTGAGTAGACAGCTTTTCCCAGTTCTTCTGGTGCGTGGTCAATAAAGTATTGAAGGACGTTGTCCAAGAATCGGATAAGGTCTCCAACCATTCCGCTTGCTCTCCACTCGTCGTACCTTTCGAGGTTGACTGAGGAGAGGCAACAGACTGCTGTGCGTTCTTCACTTGTTGCGAGATGGATTTCATTGCAGAGGTTACTGCCATTAATTGACAATCCAAGTTTTCTTTGAGCTTCCGGTAAGTGCCTTCTGGCTGTGTCGATAAAGTTAATGTAAGGACTGCCAGTTCTGAACCTAGCTTCAAGGATTCGTTGCCACAGTTCACGAGCTTTGACTGTATTTCTTGCAGTTCCTGTATTTGGGTCTTTAAGTTGCCACTCTGTATCATTTATTACACTCTCCATAAAATCATCAGTCACGTTGACTGCGTTAAACAAATTAAAACACTTGCGATTGATATCACCGCCAGTGGGTACTTTGAAGGAGATAAACTCCTCAATGTCCGGATGGCTTACGTCTAGGTATGCGGCGTAGCTTCCCTTCCGTGTCTTCCCCTGTTTGTAAGCAGTCATCTGACTGTCCACTACTTTCATGAACGGTATCGGGCCGGGAGCTTTGTCGCTGATACCTCTCACGTCCCCCCAGTGACCACCCACACCTCCTCCCTTTACGGAAAGCCATGCTACTTCACCATTATGGTCAATAAGGCTATCAAGATTGTCCCCCACGTAAGTAAGGAAACAAGAAATAGGAAGGCCACGGTTGCCTCCGTCTCCGTCAGGAGCGTTCGAGAGGACAGGCGACGCAAACATAAACCAACCTTTTGAAGCGTAATCGTAAATCCTTTGTCCAAGATCGAGATCACCGCCACAATAGGCCACACTAGCACGAGCAAAAGCTTCCTGAGGGGAACCCTCATGGTCGAGCATATAGTAGTCACGCATGAGCGTATCTGCTTGGTTACTAAGTCTATTGTCTCTTTCATAATCAATCGTTATCCCTAGGTAGTTTGTCATTGATTTTTTGTACCTCAAAAGTAATTGGGCGAACCTACTATTTTACCATATTTCTATCAGTTTGTCCAGATAATGTTTTGCCTTTTGTAAGTCTAACGTGCCACCTTTCTCTTGAAAACGTGCCATGTATTTAATAACATTACCTAAAATAAATCCTTTGAACTGCTCTTCTGTCATCCAACATTCCATAGCATCCCAAGGTTGTATTTTTTTACTGGTATAGTGTGACCCACCGCATTGATGATTTCTAGCCATCTCATGTAAATCACTCATCTTCTAAATCCTCAATGAAGTAATCTAGCTTTTCTTCGACCTTATCGTTAAATCTATCGACCAGTTCCTCAGAGGTGATCTCAAGCACCTCCAAGACACTGATCTCATCTTGTTTTTTTAACCGATCACATACGTCCGCGAATGTTAGCATACTTACGCTTCCTTAAGTAATTCAGTAACGGTTTCGACAGTGTAGTACCTAAAACCGTTTTTGTCAGCCCATTCAGCCATTGTGAATCTAGTCCCATCTTTCCTTCTCCTTGCTCTTGGCATTGGTGTGTCTGGGTGATAAAACACAAACACAAGTTCTTCTTCAGCCCATAGACTACTGCGGATGTCGATATACTTACGAGCTTCCTCAGAGTCCCTGAAGCGTCCTTTAGCTTCTATTAAGTACGTACCTAATATAAAGTCTGGCTCGTACTCTTTCTTTTGTGTGTACGGACGTGACGTAGTATGGTAGTCACAGTCCTTTAGAACACCTACGTGCAGTTCGTATTCAAACCAACTGTCGTAGCCCTTAGGAGGCTTACCCTTCTTCTTTGCCACTAACGTCCTCCTTAGAGATTTCAGAGATAGCTACGTTGTAGCAATCAGATTTAACAGTAAAGTTATTTGCAGGATCGACCTCACCTTTCTTTAGGAAACGAGCAATCTCAAAGTAACGATCATGCGGAATTAGTCCAAAGAACCAACACACTGTGTAGTCGTTTTTGACACGGCAGAACGCATAGTTATCACACTGCTGATGTAAACTCAACTTAGCGACAGAACAGTCGTAGTGCTCAAGGGGTGCGACAGAGGTGCGTTTAGTTTTAACATCGACCGTCTCACCATTTGGCAACACGAGATCGTAATCCTTTGTGCTCTTATGTTCAGCCCCTAGAAGCTCCTTAACGACAAGTTCGCCAATGAATCCCGCAATGTTACCCTGACCCGCAGTAATACTGTTGCGAATCTTTCCCATTTCTTCGGCCATGTCTCTAGCTTTTAATAGGACTTCATCCGATACTTTAATTGCAATCATGGCTTCTCCAATGTTATTTCAGGAACCTTAGGCTCATTAACTACCTCAGTGAGGAATCTTACGCCAGTAGAATAGGCAAATCCTCTTAAGGATGGGTAGCAGTGGTGCTTGTAACCGCAGTACGAGCAACCCGTAGTGAGCTTTTTGTTTCCAGATTTCCCATCGTCCACAGGCTCGTAACACAAACCCGGTGGCTCCGGTAGCTCCACTAGCTTTTTTACATGACGTACTCGCTCTGCAATGTCATAACTAATGACAGAGTGTACGGGAGCTTGCGTGTCCTCCTCGTCATACTCAAGGTAACACAGGTGTCCATTCTGCTTGTCAATGGCAACCCATCCGTACTTTTTGTCCCCCTCAGAGTGAGCATAGGCTTTTAACTGAGCCACATACCCAAACGGATCATCAAAGGCCAACGTAGCGTCCTTGAACTTCTTGAAGCCGTAGGTTGAGGTAGACTTGATGTCAACCAAGCGACCGTCTATACGGGCATCCATAGAACCCCTGACACCTTCAACCTCACAGGCTTTCTGTTCGTCTTCTACGGTGTGCCCTGACATCCTAGTAAGGAAAAGGATAAACTCCTCAAGCATATGCCCATACATGAACTTAATGTAGTTGTGAGGCTTGAGCTTCTCCTGAGTGTATTTATTAGCAGAGTACCACAGTTGCCTGTCGTTCTTGCCAATGGCGCTCAGGCGTAGCCTACGGCCATCCCCGTAACCTCCCGGTTTGAACTCCTTCTTCATGAGGTCTTTCATGGCCTCGCCAAAGCGGTCAATCTCAGCGTCCACATCTACACCCTTAGGTGTGTTACGGTTCTGCATGAGTTCATAGATATCGTCTATGAGCGTGTTGATCTGTTTATCCATGATCTATCTCAAGTAAGCACTCGTCAATAATATTATGCCCAAGCATATTTGCCGCAATATCAACTTTCTGTTGTTGAAACTTCAGCCTACGCTCTAACATACGAACAAACTCTAACAGCTTTTGGACATCGTCCGTGCCTATGGTTAGCTCTGAGAGTCTCTCCTCAAAGTCTTCTATATTATAAATAGATTGTGACATAACTATCTCCTTACTATCCTATTAGTATAACACACTAATGCGTCTCTGCCCAGTTATTTCCAATTTTATATTCACCATCCAACGGACACTTCATATCAAAGGCAATCCCTGCGGCCTTGATGGATTCAACCATCAGGTAACCGACCTTATCAGCGTGGTCAGCCCTAGCTTCTATCTGGTACTCATCGTGGATAGACCCAAGGAGCTTGTAGTCAAGATTCCACTTTGGAGCGTACTGAGAGAAGATAGCTAGAGCCTTCTTCATAACCACTGCACCTGCTGATTGCAGAAGGGTATTCAAGGCACTATGTTCACTTCTGATGTGAAGACATCTGCCATCCAATCCCCGGAGGTATCCTCTTTGGGCGGCAATGGAAACTCTTTCTCTAAGTTCTGCAAGTGCGGGAGTATTTTCGAGAAAGCGTCGTCTAAGTTTCGCTCCAAGTCTCTGACCTCCATCCACAATAGAACCGATTTTAGCGTCTCCTGCTCCGTAGAGGAATGCGTATATAAATGTCTTTGCTTGAGCGCGTGTAGACAGCCCTGCATTGATTTGATTTGCTGTATGAACATCTCCGTTGAGGATTTCATTTGTGTACTCCTTATCATTCATGTAGTGGGCAAGCATCCGTAGCTCAAGGCCTGAAGCATCCACACCGACTAATTTACGTCCCTCTGGAGCAACCCAAAGAGCACGGCACTCTGTCCCATACGGAACCCCTACGGCAGGTACTTGAGCCATGTTAGGGCTACTGTGCGTCATCCGTCCTGTGACTGCTCCGATGGCGTTGACCTGTCCATGCACTCGACCGTCATCTTCGACTGCGTCAAGCCACGATTGGACTTGTGCGATCCGCTTCTGAACCATGAGGTACTCCGCAATAAGCTGTGCCTCAGGTATATTAGTAACAGTCTCCAGTGTCTTTTCGTCAACAATAGGCTGACCAGTTTCCGTAAACTTCTGAGGCTTCCAACCGAATCGCCTAAGATACCTCCCAATCTGCTGTCGTGATCCTAGGTTAAACTCAGGCCAATCCAGACGGCTAAAAGCACCGCCGACATTATCCCAAGAATCTCCAAGGAACTTAAGACCGACAGAAGATAGGTCACCGTTCTTTTTGTACTTTGGCTGTACCTCTTTAACAAATGTAGGTAACGGCTTAAACTTTTCATGTACTTTATCCTCAAGCTCATTCTGTTTCTCCTTTAGTCCCGCAACGAGGTCAAACGCTTGTCTCTGATCGAGGAGCCATCCGTTAGACATTTGCTTATGTATTTCACGCTGTACTTCATGCTCCAAGTCAACAGACGTATCTCCAAACGGGTCAAGGGCTTCTTCAAGAAAGGACAGAGTTTTTTCAGTAACTCTAACATCTTGACGGCAGTACTCAAGCATTTCCCGTGTAAGCGCAGTCCAATCACAATAGTCTCCTTTTGCAAACTTCAGTCGTTCACCCCAAGCGGCAAGTGAATGCCCACCTTCCAGACTTGGGTTATACAGACGTGACAGCACCAGTGTGTCTGTAACGCCCCCAGTTATCTTTACGCCTAGGATTCTTTCGACCGCAGGGATATCGTAGTTGATGATGTTATGGCCTACGTGTTCAGTCACGTCAGCAAACAACTCCTCTACCATCTCCTGTGTAGGCATCTCAAGCGTATACATCTTATCGTCCTTGATGGCACACAAGCACCATATGACGTTCGGCTTGAGGCCATCGGTTTCAATGTCCCAGATACAGCGCATTAAAACTCCTCTATATTATTCGCATCGTTAACCTCTGGCGGTTG